CGTATAATAAAAAAAGTGTGATAAGGTGATACACAGGATTATAAGGAACACCCTATTAAAAATAAAATAAAGTTATGAGAAACAAAAAATTAGTATCCAACCGATTAAGAACCCTCCAGGGTCAATTAAAAAAACTTGATATGGAAATTCATAGGGGTGGAAATAGAACATCTATTAATGAAGCTCAAAGGACTGTTGAAGAAACAGTTCAGGATATTGTTGATATGATAGAAAGAGAGGCATAATGAGTTTATCAGCAGAACAAATCCAAACAAATTGGAATAAATTTTTAACTTATATTAATACTTATATCTCAGACCCTAGAAGAGAAAAGGTATTAGCATTTTATAAGAAATTTGAAGATGACCTTGTATTAATGCCAGCATCTCATAAAGTTGCTTATCATAATGCCTTTCCAGGTGGTTATATTGACCATGTTAATAGAGTTATAGAAGGTGCTTTAGCAATAAATGAAGTATGGAAAAAATTTGGAGCAGAACAAAACTACACAACCGAAGAACTTGTATTTTCTGCTATGAATCATGATTTAGGAAAAATGGGTAATGGTGAAGAAATAGCATATTTACCATCTCAGGACGAATGGAGAAAAAAGAATTTAGGTGAAATGTATCAATATAATAAAAAATTAGCCTATATGTCAGTTCCAGACAGATCTATTAAATTACTTGTTGATCATGATATTAAGCTTACTGAAAATGAATGGATGACTATCAAATTACATGATGGTTTATATGACCAAGCTAATGAACCTTATTTAAAAAATTACATGCCAGAGCAAAAGCCTCGAACTTCTATGGTATTTATAATTCATCAGGCAGACTTAATGGCAGCAAGAATCGAATTCGAACAAGTATGGCTTTCTAAATTCAATGAAGAAGTTTTAAACAAACCTAAGGGTAAAAAATTAGATGTAAAAACTAAGGCACTTGGTTCAATGAAAAGTGAAGGTTTAAAAAACATGTTAAATAGTTTATGATAGAAATAATTCTTATATCTTCTCTATCAATATTAGTAGTAATCTTAGGATTTACTACTTTTAATTTAATGCGTAAAAATGAAAAACAAGAGGATATTTTAGCAGAATATCTTAATTATTTGGATCAATTATCTAAAACAATAGATGTATCTAATAAAAAACTTAAAGAAATAGATCGAGCCGGTACATTTAAATCTGATGATGAAGTTGGATATTTTTTTAAATCTATCCAAGACATTCAGGATATCTTGAATGATTTCAGGTTAAAAGAAATAAAATGATCACCGTGGCTAAAAAAAGAAGACCCAGGAGTAAAAACTACTTTACTAAAGATACCGAAAACGCTATTGTTAGATACAATAATGAACCAGATTCAGAAATTAGAAGCCAAATATACAGAGATGAAATCCATTATGCTTTTTTTAAATTAACAGAAAATATAATTCATACCTTTAAATTTTATTACACTGAAGTAGATCAAATTGAGCATTTACAACATGAAGTAATAACATTTTTACTTTCTAAATTACACCTATTTAATCCAGATAATGGAGCAAAAGCATATTCTTATTTTGGTACTATAACAAAAAATTGGTTAATAGTATATAATACCAAAAATTATAAAAAACGAGTTCAAAAAGCACCTGTGGATGAATTATATAAGGACGATAATTATTCTTATAACATGGGTGAAGAAAAAGAAAAAGAAAAATTAGGTATTTTTATGGATAATTATATAAAATATGTTGAAGATAGATTTGACAGGTTTTTTCCTAAAGGTAATGATGCTAAAGTGGCAGATGCAATACTAGAATTATTTCGTAAAAGAGAAAATTTAGAAATATTTAATAAAAAAGCATTATATATCTATATTAGAGAAATAATGGCTACACATGGTTTAGAAGTTAAAACCCCTAAAATAACTAAAATAGCTAATAGACTATATGATCTTTTTAAAGATAACTATGTTTATTATTTAGAAACTGGATATATAGATTTTGAAAGGTCTTAATTAATCATATTTATACATGAACAAAACGTATAATTATGAGTCATTTAGATAAAAAAGTATTCGGTAAAAAATCATACTCGGATCTTCTTAAAGAAATCTACGATAACCAAAAGAAAAAAGAAACCCAGATTACGGCATTAATTAACGAATTAAAACCATTAATTAGTGATATAGGTGATGCTACAATGATAGTACCACTTATAAAAGAGTACATGGAATTAGGCATTAAAAATGATGAAGCACTTATTAAAGTTGCTACTATTTTTCAACGTATATTTGCAAACGAAGGTAATGAAGAAAATGGGTTTGGTATTTCTGAAGAAGAAAAAGAACAACTGCTTAAAGAAATTCAAAGTTTACAATTACCTCCTAAAAAAGAAGACTAATGCCTATAAATAAAAAAGGTTTATCTGCTAATAGAAAACCCTCTACTAGCGTATTATCAAGTGGGGTTCAAGATCTTACTAACATTTTAGGTAAAATAAAAGGTAAGACACAAGTAGGTAGAGTAAAAGATATTATATTAGATATAAACTACCCGGAAATTGAAAAATTTGGGGGAGAAAGTGCTATAGGCACTATTTTTTTTGAATTACAAAATAACTTATCTGCTAAAGCACTTCCTGCTAGACCTTTTTTTCCACAAATTTCTTCATATCCTTTAGTAAATGAATTAGTTTTACTATTTCAATTGCCTAATCAAAGAATAGGAAATAACCGTTCTGAAAAATCATATTATTACATGAATATGATAAGTCTATGGAATCATCCTCATCACAATGCTTACCCTAATCCAGCTAGTGATAATGCATTAAAACCAACTACTCAAGATACTTATGCTAATACTGAAAAGGGTATGGTAAGAAATTCAAAAGGAGATATTTCTTCTTTAAATTTTAATAGTCCCACTAACCCTAGTCAAGCTACTTTTTTTGAAAAAGATGATATTCATCCCCTTTTACCTTTTGCAGGAGATATAATACATCAAGGAAGATGGGGTAATACTATAAGATTAGGTAGCACAGCTGCTTCTTCTACAGGTCAAAATTTAAATCCTTGGTCTAATAATGGTTTTAATGGAGATCCTATCACACTTATTAAAAATGGTCAACCCTTTAATGTTTCTAACCAAGGATGGACTCATATAGTTGAAGATATTAATAATGATTTATCCTCTATTTACTTAACATCATATCAATCAATCCCACTAACTCCAGCTAGTGAAAATTATAGATCTTTTCCTTCCCCACCTGAATCTGTTCAATCTTATAGTAACCCCCAGGTTATTATAGCTTCGGGAAGATTAGTATTTAATGCTAAAAATGATTCTATATTATTAAGTGCCCAAAAATCGGTTAGTATGTCTACTAATGGATCTGTAAATATTAATACTAAAAACTTTCTTATAGATTCAGGTAATATAAGATTAGGTAGTAAGGATGCTAGGGAATCAATTATAAAAGGAGATACACTTTATTTCCAATTAGATCAAATGTTAAAAGCTTTACTTCAAATGTTAGCAGTATTAAAAACATCAACTATGGCTATTGATCCCTCTACAGTAAAAGCTGATATAACAAAAAATCAAGTATATGGTAATGTAGAAACCAGTTTACAACTAATACAAGAAGATTTAGAATCTATTTTATCTAAAAATGTTAAAACTATATAATGGCAGAAGTAGTACCAAATAATGGGGAAGAAGAAGTACCAATTTATATAGTTAGATCATCAGTACCCGGTGGTCTTAGGGGCCAAATTTCATTTGAATTTAGAGAATTAGATGGTCAAAGAGAATTAGGAGGTATAGGAGAAATATTTCAGGATACATATAATACAGAAGAAGTTATTTTTAATTCTGTAGGAGAAAGTTCAACAGATTTTAATTATAGGGGTATGGGAGATTCTATACTCCAACAATTAAACAATCAAATTAAAGAAATTAATGGAGTAGAGGAATTTGGAGTATTATCTATAGTAGAAACACAAACTGAACCCCCTCAAAATTTTTATGATTACACCATCACAGGAAAAGTAGTAGATGCTGGAAGTTTAGAACCATTAGGAGATGTTTACATAACAGATGATGTTAAAAGTGTAGGTTTAATAGGGAGTAACATTAATTCTGAACCTACTGGGGACTTTAAATTAGATGGAGAATATTTAAAAGAAAAAACTTTTAAAATAACTTTTTCATTAGAAGGTTATATAACAAAAACAATTAATCCTTTTACTAAAAATGGAAATTTAAATATTTTACCTAAGGATATAGGACCTATTAAATTATATCCTAGGGCTCCAAGTAAACAAGCTACAATAGAAAAAATTCCATATACTCAACCCCAAATACAAACTATTACAGCTGCTGAAAAATTAAAAGACCCCCAAGGTTTTTTTACAGATGAATTTTTACAAAAAATAATAAAAACCTTAAAAACAACTTTATTACCTTTTGCTTTAACCCAAATAGCTAAATTTGGTATTACTAATGCTGAAGAAGCTCTAGGTAAAAAAATAGAAGAGTTAAATGTTTCATGTCCTGTTAATCTAGATGAATTAAATAAAATAATTAAATTAAAAAATAAACTAACTAAACAGTTAAATAATATTTTTAATAGTCTAGAAACTATTAAAGTTGGAATTGAATTTGCGGGTAAAATTATAAGTGCTGCAGATATAGCTTTTCAAGCTTTAAGTGCTCTTGTTTTAGCTTTCCCAACTATTCCATTTGCTCCAGATTTTACAAAAGCTATTACTTCAAAAATCCCACCTTTACAAAATAAATCAGTTCAGGAAATTATAGCTATAACGTTAGCTTCATTAAAAATACTTTCAGCTTCTACTCTTTTAATTTTAAATATTTTAATGCAACTTATTCAACAAATTTTAAGTTATTTAGCTTTATTAGATAAATTAATACAAAAATGTTACATAGATATGGGAGCAGATACAGGAGAAGAGGGATTAATATCTCAGGAACAAATATCTTTAAATTTACTAGAAGCCACACAAGAACAAGCTAATCAAGGATCTCCTGTAGTCACAAATGTAAATGGGTTTGAAATGGGAGTAATTGCTGTTGAAGGTACAACTGATCAGGGATTAAAAAGAAGAAGAGCAACGGCAAGAAATAAAGATGGAGTAATTATGCTTCAAGGGGAACCTTCATTTTCTTCTAATGACCAAATATTAATAGATGAATTAGTATTTTATATTAAACAAAATAATTTAAAAGCAGATTAATTTAATATTTATAACAAACACAAACATGAAAACCGAAGCACTTAAAAAATCTTTAAAAGAACAAAGACAATCTTATTTAGATATAATAGGTGAAACTGGATTAAATATGAATAGTTCACATGCTAAAGGATGGGGTAATAAACCCTTTAATCCTAAAGGATCAAGTGATACCACTTCAGCAAATGGAGCTTTACCAGATGGAGAAGTTAATATGGATCAAATAATGGGATTAATGACTAAATAATGGCATTTAACGCACAACAAATATTTCCCATTGACTTTAATAAAAGTGCTGCTGTAGGGGTAAATTTACCTTTTTCTGCCCCTGGAGTATTCAAACCTAACTATACAACAGCAGAAGCTACTAGGTATAATTTACTAAATTATCTTTTAACAAATCCGGGAGAAAGACCATTAAATCCCTCATTTGGAGGTGGATTAAGAGCTTTTATTTTTGAACAGATTGTAGATGATAATTTAAATTTTTTAAAAGAAGAAGTTGAAGAAAAACTAAAACTTTATTTTTCTAACATACAAGTAGACAAATTAGAAATTCTTCAACAATCTAATAATAATACGATATCAGTGTCTTTAAATTATAGTATAAAAAATACTAATATTAATGACACTGTAGAAATAGATTTTTCATAATGGCTACATCTAACAGAGATATTAATTATATAAATAGAGATTTTTCCGGTATTAGGGCAAAATTAATAGATTTTTCTAAAACATATTATCCTAATTCATATAATGACTTTTCCCCTACATCACCAGGTATGATGTTTATGGAACAAGCAGCTTATGTAAGTGATGTAATGTCTTTTTATTTAGATAATCAATTACAAGAAACATTTACACAATTTGCTAGACAAACAAATAATTTATACGAACTAGCTTACATGTTTGGATATAAACCTAAAGTAACAGGTGCGGCTCAAGCAACAGTAGAATTATACCAACAAGTCCCTGCTATTCTTTCAAGTGGAAATTATGTACCTGATTATAATTATGCTTTAGCTATTGGAGAAAATAGTACAGTAACATCTGCTTTAGATCCTGATTCTACTTTTATAATACAGGATAAATGTGATTTTTCTTATTCTAGTTCTTTAGACCCAACAGAAGTTTCTGTTTATCAAGTTACTGGAACTACCCCAACCTATTTTTTATTAAAAAAAACAAGGAAAGCTATTTCTGGTGTAATTAATACTCAAACTTTTTCCTTTACTACCCCACAACAATTTTCTACAATTAACATTGAAGGAGATAACATAATAAAAGTATTAGATATTATAGATTCAGATGGTAATACTTGGAATGAAGTAGATTATTTAGGTCAAGAAATGGTATTTGACAGTATAAAAAATACTAATCCTAATGACCCTAATAATACTGCGGATGCAGGTGAAGTTCCTTATTTATTACAATTAAAAAAAGTACAAAGACGTTTTGCTACAAGATTTGTAGCAGCTAATAACTTACAAATTCAATTTGGATCAT